CTGTGCCTATCTTTGTAGCAAGACAAAGATTTAAACACACGATAGGTTTTACTTACAACGAAGTAAGTAGAAGATATGTAGATGATGATCCTGAGTTTTACTCTCCTGAGATATGGAGATTTAGGGCAGACAATATCAAGCAAGGTTCTGATAAAGAAGGTGTTTTAGATGAACGGTTAGATAGAAAGATTTGGTTTGTTGATGGGGTTTCTCGCGCCATAGATCAAACTACAAGCACTCCAAAAGAAATATACTCTGCATGTATTAAGACATATGATGCATTGTTAGCATTAAATATCTGTCCAGAACAAGCAAGAATGGTTTTGCCACAAGCAATGTACACAAGTTATTATGTTACAGGTTCATTAGCTGCATTCGCCAGGGCATATAATTTACGAAGTGAGGATTCGGCGCAAGAAGAAATCAAAGAGTTATCCACAGAGTGGGATAAAATAATTGGTAAGTTATTTCCTGAGAGTTGGAAAGCATTAACAAATAATAATAGTAATAATAATAAAGATGAAGAGGTAATTCATTAATGGCTGCAAGAAAAAGTATAGGGCTAAATACTTACGTTGATAAGAGTAGACATATGAAGACAAGCATAGGTCATTCAACTAATACTAGTCCTAAAAATAAAAACAAGAAAAGAAATTGGAAACAATATCGTGGACAGGGGAAATGAAACATCTGTGGGAAAAAGATAGAAAAACAATTTATAAAGAACTATTAGATTTATATCTTGATGAAGGTTATTCTAGAAAAGAAGCGAGACGATTAGCTACAGAGGAGACAGATGAAATAAAAGCTGGTGACTTTTCTTTTGTGTCTAACATCATGGATGAACAGGAAGATTGTTAAGATTTTATATACGTCTCTCTCATACGTGAACAATTTTTTAAGTTATTGATTTTAATATATAAAAATAATTGTTGATTAAGTTTTTAATTAGTCTATAATAGTTATCTCAACTTACCCAGGAGTTAAAGATATGAAAATTAGAGAGATAGTTAAAGAAGCATTTGAAGTTGATGAGTTAGTACATCAGTTCACTGAAATTGATGTAGAAGATAACTACCTCAAAACTGGATCAGTCGAAGAAGTTAATGAGGCTTACAGCGACAATGATATTCTTGAAGAAGCGCGTCATAGGTTAAGCATAGCCTTAGATGCACATAATCAGGAAGAGGACTGTTGGGTGCGTGATGCAAAACAGTTGAAGAAGTTTATTAGTCGCTGGGATTTTGCGTAGGATGGATGGCGAAGAGAACGTATTGGTCGAAGCACATAGGCCATGCGATAGTTGCGGTTCATCAGATGCAAGAGCGTTGTACTCTGATGGACATGAGTATTGTTTTAGTTGTCAAACAAGATTTGAAGGCAAAGGAGATTACCCTATCATGTCTAAACCTATCACCACTAATGTCACCCCATTAAAATCTACTGAAGGAATAATAACTTCAATCCCTGATAGAAAGATAGCTTCTAACACTTGTAAAAAATACAATGTTAGAATAGTTAAAGATCAAGAAGGTAATATAATAAAACATCGTTATCCTTACTATGATGTTAAAGGTAACCACATTGCTGACAAGGTTCGTATCGTAGAGACAAAAGACTTTCCAACAGAGCCGGTAGGAGCATTAAGTAAGGCTGCTCTGTTTGGTCAGAACCTTTTCAGTTCCGGTGGTAAATACGTTACAATTTGTGAAGGCGAGTTGGATGCCTTGTCTGCATTTGAAATGCTTGGAAGCAAATGGCCTGTGTTGTCTATCAAGAATGGTGTTCATTCTGCATTCAAAGATTGCAAGGCTAACTTAGAATACCTTTCAAAGTTTGATAATGTAGTCTTGTGTTTTGATGCGGATGACAAGGGAAAGAAAGCATCACAACAAGTAGCCACACTGTTCGAGCCAAACACTTGCCGCATTGTTAACATGACTGATGGCAAGGACGCATCTGAATACCTACAAGGTGGCAAGCGTGAACAGTTTTCCCAAGCATGGTGGAACGCCAAGGTCTACACCCCTGCCGGTATCCTTAATCTTGCTGACATGGGTGATGGCCTGTACGATGAAGGTGAGTACAAGACTTGTCTGTATCCATTCGAGGGTTTGAATGAGAAGCTGTATGGTATTCGTACAGGTGAGCTAGTAACATTCACGGCGGGTACAGGTACTGGTAAGTCCAGTGTCATGCGTGAACTTATGCATCATGTACTGAACAACACAGAAGAAAACATTGGCGTGATATCTTTGGAAGAGAATGTCAGGTCCACCATCTTCCACCTCATGTCAGTCGAGGCAAACGCTAGGCTGTACATTCGAGAGGTGCGTGATCAATTCAGCATGAGTGACTTACGCACTTGGCAAGAGGCAACGGTAGGTACTCGTAGGTTCTTTGCCTTCGATCACTTTGGAAGCATGAAGACTGATGAGATACTATCCCGTGTACGTTACATGGTGAAAGCGCTAGACTGTAAGTGGATATTCTTGGATCACCTATCAATCCTGGTGTCTGGTCTGGAAGGTGATGATGAACGTAGGAACATTGATAATCTGATGACTAAGCTAAGATCGATTGTCGAAGAGACAAATGTAGCCATGCTTCTTGTCTCTCACCTACGCCGCGCACAAGGCGACAACGGCCATGAGAATGGTAGAGAGGTTAGCTTGTCACACCTTAGAGGTAGCCAGAGCATAGCCCAGCTTAGTGATGCAGTGGTGGCTATGGAGCGTGACCAACAGTCTGATGATCCTAACATAGCTAACACAACAACCATCAGAGTATTGAAGAACAGGTATGCGGGAGATACTGGTGTAGCTTCTCACTTATTCTTCAACAAAGATACGGGAAGGTTGACAGAGGTACACAATCTAGGCGATGATCCAGAAGGAGATAGTTCAGACAAGGAACTTTAACTACATGGTGGAGTGACTATGAAAAAAATAATTCATGTGAACATGCATGTCATTCGTAAAAATCAAAAGAAAGGTGAACGTAACCCAACGATTACAGTCAAGACATACAAGACTAACACCTACGCCCATGAAGTTGATATACTCGGACCAAGCAAAGTTATTTACTCACCAGATAAACCATTGTCGTGTGGTGCTAGGCTGTGGATTGAAACACATAGCGAGGTTGTGGCTGACGGACAGTCGGTTTAATTTCAAAAATGTATGAATTAAAAGTAAAAACCGGAACATATAGATCAGACACTTTATTTTCATTAATGTGGGTTGTGTTTTATCATAGGCTACATCATTGGAAAAAGGGTGAGGGGTTTGTAGATTAGAAATGGAAGTTGTCTTAGACATTGAGACTGATGGCTTAGATGCAACAGAAATATTTTGTATCGTAGCCAAGGAACGTAAGTCAGGTAAGATACATGTCTGGAAAGAGCAACAGTGTTATGAAACATTTCCTCTGTTCGCAAAGCGTGTGTCTAAATTTATCATGCACAACGGCATATCTTTTGATGCTCACGTTCTTAACAATCTTACTTCAGTTGATATTGATATAGATCGTATTGAGGATACTCTAATCTTATCCCAGCTATCATCTCCTGTAAGAGACGGCGGTCACTCCCTGGAATCCTGGGGACAAAGGCTAGGCTTCGATAAGATAGACTTCCATGACTTCTCTTGTCTCACTCAAGAGATGGTGGACTATTGTATTCGAGATGTAGAACTTACCGAGAGAGTTTACATTGCGCTTCAGCCAGACATACAAGCTATTCGTAGGCAGTGCATAGACTTAGAGTATGAAGTCAGGAAGTTAGTTTCTCAACAAGAAAGGAATGGCTTCACCTTGGATATGCAGAAGGCTACTTGTCTTGTTGCTAAATTAAAAGATCAATCAGATCAAATTGAAAAAGATGTTACAGATATGTTCCCGCCTATACCTGTGCTTGTCAGGGAAGTTACACCTAAAATTAAAAAGGATGGCAGCTTATCTACGGTCGGGCTAAGACACATAGAAGATATATCTACTGTTGGTGGTGTTCACTCTGCTATAGACTATCAAGAATTTAACCTGTCTTCCAGGCAACAGATAGTTAAAAGACTTTTATCTAGAGGTTGGAAGCCTAAGAAGTTTACAGAGAAAGGTCATCCGATTGTTGATGAGGGTGTGCTGAAGGATGTAGATTTACCTGAAGCAAAGAAGATAGCAGAGTTTCTCATGCTTCGGAAAAGGATAGCACAGATACAATCGTGGATAGATGCTGTTAAAGATGATGGAAAGGTACATGGACAAGTTCTTACGCTACGTGCTATCTCTGGAAGAATGGCGCATCATTCTCCGAATATGGCGCAGGTTCCAGCTAGTTACTCACCGTATGGTAAGGAGTGCAGAGAATGCTGGACTGCTGGGGATTCACCTAGTCTTGTACTTGTTGGCTGTGATGCTTCTTCTTTGGAACTACGTGCGCTGGCACATTATTTAAACGATAGTAAGTTCACTAGCGATGTTGTTGATGGTGACATACACACTGCTAACCAACATGCGGCAGGGTTAGAGACACGCGATCAAGCTAAGACATTTATCTATGCGTTCATCTATGGTGCAGGGGCAGCTAAAATTGGCTCTGTGGTAGGCGGTACGGCACAAGATGGTCAGAGACTAATAGATACCTTTTTGTCTAACGTACCGGCCTTGGCAACGCTTAGAGAGAAAGTAGACGCTGCCTCTAACAGAGGATATCTTATCGGTTTGGATGGTAGGAAACTCATGGTGAGGAACAAACATTCGGCAGTAAATCTTTTAGTACAAGGTGCGGGTGCAGTAATATGTAAGCAATGGTTAGTTGACATACATAATTTATTATCGTATACACAAATGAAAGCGCGTCTTGTTGCGTCAATACATGATGAATACCAACATGAAATTAATAAAGATCAGGCTGAAGAATTTGGAGAGCTAACCAAATTGGCTATGAGGAAAACTCAAGAAAGGTTAGGTATCAAATGCCCACTGGACAGCGAATACAAAGTCGGCCACAACTGGTCACAGACGCATTAGTAACTTTAACAACTGCAGAGTTAAGGACCAGTGCGTTCATTGGTAAGTCTCGTAGTCAAAAGAATAGAGGCGCTGGGATATTTGATAGCTCCATTGCAGATACTAACATGATAGATATCATAGGTGCAGAAGCAGAGTTAGCCTTTGCAAAGCTATGTAACTTATACCCGATAGACTTTATGATACTTGATCCTAAATCAAAAGCTAAAGGGACTGACGATGGTGATCTAAATATAGACGGTGTTTGTGTTGATGTTAAAACTACAATCCATGAGAATGGAATGTTAATTTCTAACTCAAGACATCTTTCCGGTATAGATTTATTTGCTTTAATAATAAAGAAAGGAGAAGATACGTTCCAATTAAAAGGCTTTATGCTTGCGACTGAACTTATAGTTAAAGATAGGTTTGGCAGAGCAAACGGCAAACTTAGAAGACCTGCATACGTGGCTACACAAGATGAACTATATTGTTATGAAACCGCTATGCAGAAGTTAAAAAAAATATCTTGACACTATAAAATTATACCTGTATTTTATAAACTCAACTATCAAACTAAGTAGTTAGGCTTAGTAAACTGTAAAGGAGAATACACTATGGATACTCATATTATTTCTGGTAAAGCCTACTGGGCAAGCGTTGTTAAACCAAACACAACTTACGAAGATACGTGGCAAGTTGATGTTTGCCTTGATGAAGACAGTAAAAGTATGGTCGAAAGTCTTGGCCTTACTGTTCAGAACAAAGGCGATGAGAAGGGTGACTTTGTAAAAATTAAGCGTAAAGTCTACAAGAATGATGGCGCTATGCGTCCCGCTCCTATTGTTAAAGATTCTGAAAACAACGATTGGGATGGTAGGCTTATTGGAAATGGTAGTCTGGTCAATGTTAAATTCTCTACTTATGATTGGAACTACAACAATAAGCAAGGCAAAGCCTCTTTTCTTCTTGCTGTTCAGGTAGTTGACTTAGTTCCCTACGGGGGTGGTTCAGAATTTGAACCTGTTAAAGATGGCTTTGTAGTTGGTGGTGGTAGTGAGGCTGTTCAAGAAGCTCCTTTCTAGAACAGATCACAATAAGGGGTTGCCTCTCTGGGTAAAATGCGGCAACTAAGTTAGTAGTGCGGGAGGGAGACTAACACTTTTAAGGAAATAACTATGTCAAAACATGCTTTAATTACAGGACTTACTGGACAAGATGGTTCTTATTTAGCTGAATTACTCCTATCAAAAAACTATCACGTTCATGGTTTGGTCAGGCGTAGCTCAACACCTAACACAAAAAATATAGAACATATTATAGACAACCCTAACATCTCCATACATGTAGGAGACATGACTGATAGCGCTGGTTTAACTAAGATAGTAAACAACATCAAGCCTGATGAAGTTTATAACCTAGCTGCACAAAGCCATGTTAAAATATCTTTTGATACACCTGTATGTACGGGAGACATAAACGCTCTTGGTTCAATGCGTTTGCTTGAGGCATGTAGGAATATAAAAGATTGTCCTCAACCAAAGTTTTATCAAGCTTCATCCAGCGAGTTGTTTGGAAAGATACAGGAGCCAATTCAAAATGAAACAACTCCAATGTATCCTCGCTCACCCTATGGCGTAGCAAAACACTATGCCTACTGGGCAGTAAAGAATTATCGAGAAGCCTATAACATGTTTGCTTGTAATGGCATCCTGTTCAACCATGAAAGTCCTAGACGAGGAGAAGAGTTTGTCACTAGAAAAGTAACTAAGTATGTGGCTAACTGGCATCCAAATTCTAAGCCACTTGAGTTAGGAAATCTTTCTAGTCTGCGAG